GCTTCTGACATACTTTTTCGAGCTTCTAAGATATCTGTCTCAGACATACGCGGATTATCTCTATAAGTCGCGCGGATGGAGCACCATTCTGGGAACTCGTTGTTAAAGCCTCTGTCAAAAAACTCTGCAAACCAATTATTTCTACCCCGGGGAGTGGATATAAAGATAGCTTTAGAATTATCCTTATCTAGGGTTGGACGAAGAGCTACGTTAAAAGCGTCTCTGCCATCAGCTAGAGCGGCTTCATCAAATATTATTAAGTCGTAGCTCCTTCCTACGCAGGAATCAACTTGGTTGACAGATCCCATTCTTACAGTTGAACCATTGCTTAATTCAATAACTTTATCTTTTGCATTGTCTTTTACTACTTCTAAATCAAAATGTTTTATTAAGTTTCTTTGAAGGTCAAAAGAAATCTGAGACAGCGAGTAATTCGGAGACATTATAAGAATGTTCGAGTTCGGAACCAGGGAGACTAGTTGGCCGATTATGTTTGCGATGTATGTCTTACCTTGTCTACGACTCACTGCGGCACATACAAATCTATACTTAGGATTATTAATCGCATTTATTATTGCTACCTGAGAAGGTAGCGGAGTGATGCCGAGCAGCTCCAAATAGGGATCTACTGGAAGTTTGAGGAAGCGTGTCTCAGATTGTAAATTATGCAGAGTTTTGCCAGTGATATCCGCTCTGCTTATTTGTATTGTCATAGTTACGGCTCTACTTTTGTTGCGTCTCTATAGTAAATAATTATTTCTTTTTGCTGACGAATATACCTACGAAGTTCTTGCAAGTTAAACGCCATGTTTTCATAATCCTGAGGAGTCATACCGAATATAACGAATGTACCCCCTTGCATTTTTGAGATTTTTGCAATTTGCTCTTCAAGATTTTTTTCTGTGACTACAAAAAATTCTACATCCTGTAAATCTATTTTTCTAGGGAGTTGAGGCTGATAGATCTCCAGTGTTTTATATTCAGTTACAGTTTTTATGACCGGCTCGGGGATTGGTAGAGGGTCATTTTTCAAAAAAGAACACCCAGATAAAAATGCTATTATTAAAAAACTAGTTGCTATCCGCATTTTGCACCTCTTCACTATCTTTTTCTATCTGCTCAAAAACTTTTTGGGTACCGTTGTTGATTCTGGGCTCAATAAGCCCGGGCTTTACTCGAGCTAACTTAGTAAGATCATGCCTTTTAAAAATAGACAAGTAATCATCCATTTCTGCTTGCATTTCATTATTTGCCTCAGTAAGTTTTCCAACGGCTTCTAGTTGTACTTTTAAGTTATTTTCTGCTTGCTCTCTTGAAGCTGTCTCAGTTTCAAGGGCTGTTTCCAAACGTATAGAATTTTCTTTGAGTACCACATTATTTTTTTCTAGCTGGGCAATAGCTGTTTCTCTTTTGCCTATTTCTAGTGTATGATACCCATATGCTCCAGCACCTACAACTGCTATTAGAGGAAGCATTTTAATTAGTCCTAGCATTAGTATATCTTCCTTAAGTCATACCCTACAGGGGCTACAACTTTAATTTCATGTTTTACACCAAGCAAGTCTACAAAAATAATATGAGTTGTACTAATTTTTATTAGTTGCTTTGCTCGATAAGTTTTAGGAGACCCACTTTCTATTCTTGAACCATCCTCTAAAAAATGCGTATCGCCAGGAAAGAAAACTGTAAGCTCCCACTCTTCTCGAATAAGAGTACGCCACCAATGCTTTATCTTTGCCCAGAGACTTACAGTTACAAGTTCTTCTTCTTGTTTTTGTTCAATCTTTTGGGTCATGTTTACGATGTCCATTCCACGCTACAAAACCTCCTAGACGAAGTGCCCAGTATGCTAAGTAGTTTAAAAGTTTAAATCCATTTTGCTCAATACAAATATCTCGAAATAATGTATCCATCCATTTTTGAGATTTGTCGCCTATGCTGGTTCGATCACTTCTTAGGAGTGTCCCATACTTATAGCCATAATCGTGAATAAGGCCGCCCATAAGCAAGACGCCAGTGGGTGAAAGCCACATTGCAAGAAACTTAGGTACTGATGCACCATCAAATTGGAAACCTTGGGGTATGACATACTCTTCTCCTTTCAAAGAGAAATAAAAGTCTTTTGTTATTTCCCAGTGCCTAACGCCGAGCATCCACATCCAGATTGCTTTCCAAAATCCTTTATCGGCTGTTTCAATTTTAATAGGACTCATTTGAGGCATCTCAGTATAATAAAACCCTACTCGATCCTCTCCTTGTCCGTCAAAAATACTTGCTATAAATCCTATGAGTATAAGAGATATAACAATAGTCCATTGCCAAAAAGTGACTGCCATGTCTAGTATAAATTCCATTTACTTCTTTCCACTCCATGCCTGTGCTCCGAAGAACGCGGCTACTATGCCTGCTACAGATACAAAGTATACTGCTGCCATATCTCCTAAAATTGTTGCCGCTTGATGTAAAGCAAATATTTCAGTAGCCATTACAGTAGCGGGGTAAAGAAGCATGCCTGCAAGTGCAAACCATGTCATCTTACGTTGAGCATCTCGCATTGCATCTTGATCTTCAAGTTCTTTACGCTTAAACTCTAGATACATTGCTTTTTCTTCCGCATCGACTTTGTTATCACCATTTATATCCGCAGGATGATAGCCTGCTTTTTCTAATTCTTCTCCCATAGCTACACCTCGTTATCTACTAGTATAATATCAAAAGAAGATGAAATAACTGAACTAGTGTCACCAGTTCCTCTTACTTCAATATCAGTTTTTTCTGGAAAGCGTATAGGAATTGAATAATTATGAGTAGTATATCCGCCTACGGTATCAACAATATCCCTTGATCTAAATGGTGCACCACCATCCTGTTCTCTTGATATTAAAGTCACTGTGACAGAATTATTCATTGGTGCTACACCGATGTTCCAATTAGTGAGATAACCAGTTTTTCCAGCTGGTATTGTATAAAGTGCAAGTTGAGTTTGGCCCAAACCAGTAGTTGTCCCGCTACCAATAACGCCAATATCAGCAAGAACTGTACCGCCTCCAGACGCTGCGGTGGATATAAGAACATTACCATCATTTGCCGCTAACACCCCAGCGGTTACAACAAATGCTCTATAAACTCTCAGGAATGAAGCAGTAGAAGCTGCACCATTTACAGAAATCGTTTCTTCAATTTCATTAAAATCATTATCTAAACCTTGAACAGTAATCGTGCGAGCACCATCGTTGCCAAGACCATCGTCAGAGCTTGCGCTATATGCATAAACTGTACTATCAGAACCAACATCAAGATAACTATAAAGTCCTCCGTGCATCCAAATAGTTTCTGGTACATTTCCTACATTTGGATTTCTACCAAACTTATGTAGTGCACTATATCCATCAACGAGTCCACCTGCAATAGGAATATTCGATGCAACCCCGAAACTGCTAATGAGATTTGCATCTTTGTCTGCGAGCGTCACTACCTGTAGTGGTTGACTTGGAAGCTCAGGAACTTTTATCGTATAAGTTTTATTTACCATTTTACTTTATCTGCCCAGTATGCCGCTGACATCTTGCCTTTTGCAATATTCTTTGCATGACGAGCCTTAAAGCTGCGACGCTTGGCTTTCATAGCCTCGCTTTCGCCAGCTTTGGGTTTACCTGCGGTTTTAGCACCTTTCTGCCCAAAACGAATAGTCTTAATTTTACTGCCTACTTTAGCTACAACAATGTGGGACTTCTTTGGGTGCCCTGGAGTACGCTTAGGTTTATTAAACCCCGAAACTCCCGCTCTTTTTAGGCGGGGGTCTCTTTTTTTACCTTTTCTTTTTACGGCCACTTTTCTTTCTCTTCCCCAAAGCTACTCGTTTTTTAATTAGGGCTTTGGGAACGGTCTTCCCTTCTTTATAGAGTTTTGCAATTCGTTTAATTGCACTAGCAAGTTGTGTACGTTTTTTACCTGTTGTACCACTAAGATACTTTTTAGGTATTTTTGTTTTCTTATCCTTGGGCGGGCCTCTTCGCTTCTTCATATAATATAATCTAGATAACGAATATTTGTGCTTGTATCAAGCTTTCCGTTCTGGTCATAGGTAATGACAGTGTAGATAGTATCAGTCACTTTGTAACGGCTGTCCGGAGCTTTCGCAACTGACTGAACCGTATAGTCTTTTTCCCACGTAGTAGCTATGGGACTAATAGGAGTAACTTCCATATCACTTCTTTTTAGGCGTTGTACGCTTCTTGGCTCCACGCTTAATATCATTGTCTTGTGAATGCCCTCCTCGAATAAATGAATTTACACGGCCCATTGCCCATCCCGCCATTCCTACACCAGCTCTTGACCCCGAAGATAGAAAGGCTCCTTGGCCCCTACGATATACTTTTGAAAGCTGCCCGTAAGTAAATCGAGTCTTCTTTGCTTTTGCTCGAAGAGTCTTTTGTGTTGAAGCACTTAATGGCTTTGCTGAGCGTTTTCGCTTGGGAGCTGCTTTTTTCTTTGTAGTAGCTCTTTTACGTTTTCGCTTAACTGCCATCCTTTGTCTCATTAGCTAAAGAGGGGAGCAAGTGCTTCCATTTAGCCCAAGCTATATGAGCAAACCAACCAATTACACCTCCTATCGCTAAATCAATCATTTCTTACCTCGCTTCTTTTTCTTGCCNCNNTTCTTTGCAGCTTTAGAGGGCCTACCACGCTTTTTACCATAAGTTCCTTTTCCGTAGGGCATTA